AATTTCATAATCCAGCTTTGCTCAAGATATCTTTGACCCATTCGGCATCAGCAAGATAATCTACAAATTTCTTTTGCCAAAATTCAGGATCTAACCAAGGCAATACTATTTGCACCTGGCCTTGATCTAATCCATCAAGGAATTCCACCCCAGTTGTACAATTAAATACGATCCAAGGACTAATCCTCCCACTGACAATATGGTGACAAATACGATTGCCATTGCCAAACTTAAAATACTCTCTAAAACCATTCTTAAGCTCTGGATGATTATCTGCATAGTCTTGCATCTCCTTTAATGCTCGCTCCAACGCATCTTGTGGAGACTCTTTACGTATATATTCCGACAGCCATTCTTCATAGAGGCTGTCCTTACACCAGTGATCTAGTTTTTTGTTGTTCTTCAAGAGCCAATCAGTAAAACTAGCAGTATTGATAGCCCGAATAGAAACCAAATGTCTACCGTACTTAGTGAAAGCGAGATAATAAGGACTAGCAGAGAAATCCTCGTAAGACTTACTTTTGGCTGATCCTTGTGTGATTTCGTAGAATCGTAAATATGCTTTGAATCCAAATTGTACTCCTATTTCGTTTTGTTGCTGATGTCTTCGTTTTTGCTCACAGACATGCGATGTCAAAGTGGACTCTTTGACAAATTCTCTTAGACAATAGCGACACTTATGCATTTGATTCATTTGTTAGAAACAACAGCTTCATAGATATTCTTTTATCTTTTTGTCATCCCAACCATGTAGTCTAGCCAATTGTTTGAGATCGTCTTTGGTATTGATCTCGGCCAACAATGCAATTTCATCATCTTTGAACTGTGGATATATCTCTCTCAAAAACTTTTCCAGCTTGGCTGTGGCAGTGTCTTTTTTGCCTGCTGCCAACCATTTGTGAAATTGTTTGCCCATTCCGGGGCTGACAGTGGTGGCCATTAACCATTGAAACTTTTTGTGTTCTGTGGTGTTGATGTCAAAGAAGTTTTTGTTTAGATTCTCGTTTGTGCTCATCAAATAATAAGCCTGCAGATCTGCATCTCCTTCCACTGAAGCTCCCCAACGTATCATCATGTAGGGGCTGAACTTTTTCTTTTCATCGTCAGTCAACCCATCATAGAAGTTGCGATCTTTTTTGTCAAAAGCCGCCATTTCTGTTTTTATATCAAGTTTATCGCTCATACTGGGTGATGCATTACTGTGGTATCGTTGTCTTCTAACAGTCTATAGTATATTATAACACGCTCTAGTTCGGCTGCCAAGCCTGGGTGGGTTCGTGCCTTGCGACGTATTTCGCCCCAGAGCTGATCTTCCATTATGTGATCATGTAGAGGTCTGCCATCATTGGTACGTGAATCTTTGTAATCCCATCCTATTGCTTTTCGAGTAGCGGGATCTGCACCCATCTCACGGGCATATGTTATACCATCATGACGTTCATAGATGTAAGTGGTGTCAGGTTTGAGTTGTCCCATTACCATACGTGGCTGTAATCCACGACCTCACTTCTACGGCTTATGTCTTTGATAAAGAATGCACACAATGGTCTTTCTCCATCAGTTAGGGGCACTGCCAACATTTGTCCAGGCTTCAACTTGGGAAAGTACCATTTGACATCTTGATAAATGTCCACTATTTCAACTGGCATAAATTCAGGTCTAAAACTTTTCATTGGATTAAAACAGAATACATTGAATCCACGATCATTGATGCTGGTCAAGGGCACAACTTCAAGATCACCAAAGTCTGGTTCTCCAATCAACAGTTGCCAATCAACTGGCATGCGTATGGTATGTGGTCCTATTCGTAACACCAATGCTGGACTGTTGAATGATTCTAAAAAGATCAATGGGATAAAAAAGTAATCGATGTCTTTGGGATCGCTGTTGTCCAGTACACAAAAGCGAACTTCATCAATCTCATCTGGAATTTGATCCAGCTCGTAGGCGGTGTTTTCAAGGGTTAATATTCTCATAGTTTTTCTTATGTTATTGCCATTCTGTTTTCTCAACACTAAATGGATAGTTGGCTTCCTTATAGAAGGCCTTTCTTTTGGTTAAATGTCTTTTGGAAAACTTACATGTACTGGTTATGTCCCAAATTTCTACATGATCTTTGTCTTCTGCTTTTCTAATGCCTCGTCCAATGCTTTGTATAACGCGGACAAAGCTCTTTCCGGGTTCAATAAGAACCAGATTAAAAATCCTTGGGATATTAATACCAACAGCGGCCACACCATAAGTCGCCACAATAATCTTGTTAGTCGCAGTTGCAACTTCATCATATTCATCTTTACGATCCTTTGCCTTGGTTGATCCAGATACAAACACCACTTCGGGTTTGTCTGATAGTAGACTAAACACATTGCTTAATTCTATTTGCAACATCTTGCCTGTTTCTATACGATCCACCAACACAAGAGTGTTTCCGCCCTCTTTGATTTTTCCTATCAGTTTTGCCAGATATGCAATACGTTCTGCAGTTGTTGTCAAATATTTTAATTCGCTTTGATAGTCTCTGTATTCCACATGATCTACCAACTGTACAATGTTCACATGACACTGTGCCAAGTGCCCAGCTTCTTGTAGTTCGCTTGCGGCCAATTTGCCCACTACAGGACCAAGACTACAGAAAATGCTCACTGCGGCATAGTCTTCTTTGGGAATGGTACCAGTTAATCCCCAACGTATGGGTGTGCGAGCAAATACTGTGGTCAGTAGAGTTTTTAATGCATCAGCTTTGGCCATGTGTACTTCATCCACCATGACCAGTGCCACACCTTCGACAAAGTCCGCAATGGTAAAGTCTGCTTCGCCTGTTTGCGTTGCTTTGAGCAATATATTGAGACTCTGCCATGTGCAAATTGTGTGGGTTTTGTTCCAGTCCTTGCGATCACCAAAATAAACACCAACATCCAGTCCTAGATTACGATAGTCATCTTCTGTTTGTGTAACTAGGCTCTTGTTGGGAACGATAACAATACTGCGACCATATCGTTCTGCACTCAAACTTAGAGCTGGAGTCATGATGGTTTTGCCTGCCCCTGTGGCAATCTCTTGTACACTTTGTGTATTTTGTAAAAAGTTGTTTATGATTTCAACTTGATAGTCACGGAACATGATGGGTCGCCCGGCTGCAACGTGGCCCACTGGCCAAGTCTTGTGAGCAAAAGTGTCTTCCTTGAATTCATCAAATTCTATTTTGGTGGTGTAATCACGCAAGTCTTCTATTTCAATATCATAGCCATCTGCATCAATGATGGAGATAATTTCAGGAAGTAGATTGATATAACTGGTGCCACTGAGTTGAAAGTAACTGACTTTGCCGTCCCAACGGCCAAGACGCACCGCAGGCTGATATCTTGCTCCAGGAACTTCGTACTTGAATTTATCTACTAGTTTTTTACGAGTACCCAAATCCAACCCGTCAACTTTGACATTGACTTCATCTCGAATAATTAGTTTAGCTTGCAATACTCTTTACCTTTACGCTTTTCTTATTATATACATCTGAAGCCACATACACAACCTTTTCGGCACGTTGTATCATGCGTTGCTTGTCTCCACCAAATACCATGCCTGCACTGCTGATGATCAAAGGAATACGTTCCGTTGCCCTAACTGGTCTTTGTATATAAACAAATTTGTGACTACCATTTATTTCATTGCTTTGATTGATTGAACATACCAAAATATCTTCTGCACTTCTTATGGCTTGTAGTTTTTCCAACAATCTTCCAGTAAGATCTGGTTCATATATCACAACTGGTGTTCTCCCTGATGTTTCTGCATACGCTATTATGCTTTCAAAATCATCTGATGACATCAATGTGTCGGGATTGATCTTGACTTCTCTACTGGCGGCCAAGTTGTAAAATCTTGGACCAAATTCGGATATTACTGCCTGTGCTAGGTCTGCATTGACAGTGTAGCCCAACACCGCACTCATATCAACTAGTCGAGCAACATTATCCAATCCAAATCCACCAATGGATTGACTGATGTAGTCCTTCAAACTGGTTTCAGCATTAGTAATATTTAACCTGTCGCCATCAACATACAGCTCTATGGCATAGGGTGTTTGTTCTGCAAATAGAACAATATCCATTAGATCAGTTACGGCACTGTCAATTTCAAAATTATTAGACTTGGCCCAGACATACAACCAGCTGAGATTGTATTCTGTTAATGCCACACGCCAATGCTTGTGATCTCGATCCCACTTGGCCATGCCCTGACTGCTTTTGGCAAATTCTTTGATGCTGTCAATTAGTCCTTGATTATAGGGAAATCTCACCACAATTGCATCATTGTCAATTGACAATCGTTGACTGTAATCCATTTTACGCAAGAGCGTACGCCATACTGGTGACTCAATGGGCGTTACATCTATACCTTTTGCCACAAACTGACGAGAGTACTTCAACAGTATCTTGCACAACAGTTCACCCTGGCGTTCCGTCAGTGCTTGATTCTGCGTCACTTGATCTGTCATACTGGTCAATACACTGACATCATATCTGGCCAAATTGATGATGGGATCAAAGTTGAAGAACCAATTGGGGTTGTTCTTGCCTGTTGCTGGATCTCTGAATCCAGCCAGCACTTCCAAGTATTCTTCTACGCTGTCATATGTTTTCATAGTATCTATAATAACACTATTTGTTATAAAAGTCAAACTAATGCCCCATTAAGGGGCATGATTTTATTCTTCGTCTTTGGGAAGAATGCCGTTGCTGTTTTTGTCTCGGTGTTCTTCTGTGTCTTGGAACAGGCGTTTTTCCTGAGCTGTCAGTCGATCCTTGCCGTGTGTTTTGCGAGGATTACCACAGAGATAGCAATGTGGATTGCCGCAATCCATGACATGATGTTTGGACAAGCGATGTGGTTCTTTGATTGATATATCTTGATTGGTTAGCCCATGTGTTTTGGCTATTTTTACTTGCCTTGCAATTGCAACATCATTTTTGTGTCTACGTCGACTGTTTAAAAACTTTGCGTTATCGTTGCTCATTGAATGCTCCTATTTTTATTATTTACACTGAGTTTTTTTCGTTTCTTTTTCACCAACTCTATACAATGGAAATCATCGCAGACTTCAGCGGGATCAGATGGCAGTTTGTGTTTACGACAATATCCATTGCCAGTATACATGCCCTTTTTGTCTGCATTAAAGTCATAGTACTTGCAGAAGTCACAGCAACAGGCTATGGCTTCACAGTTCTTGCACAGTTTCATGTTTTTGCATGTCCACAAATTGACGTTCTTCGCACATCTTTTCAAATGTGCTCCACAACTGCTGAAACTTGTACTCATACACCGTGGCAAGACTGGTCATGTCTGCGGTGCTTGCACCTTGTTGTTCCATCATGGGAATGTCATCTGTGATTTTCCAGCAATCTAGTATCTGTTGTTCTAAATCAAAACGGTCTGTCATATATTTCCTTTATTTTATCGAAACGGACTTATTGACATTGCCGTTACGCACACTGCGGGG